ACTGATTTTGATAGTTTTGTTAGTGAACGAGTAAATGACCTGGGAAACTTCTCCAAGAGCAGCTAACACTGCTTAAGGACTGGCTTACAAACTATATGCAAAATGCTGGCATTGGCATGACCAAAGAACAGTATTTTGACATGTGCGAACAACTAGGTACACAGCCAGTTGACAGCGAAATACCGATAGAGTTTGAAGACTTCCCGCTGGAAGCACAGCTCGCGCTTAGTATATACAGACTACTACGTGATGAGTGGGAGTATATGGCTGGAAACTACTTAGGTAAAAACTTAAATGGAATATTTGAAGTTTTTGACGCATATGAAATTGAAGCCTGTGATAAACGATTTTATTTAGAATTAATCCACATGATTGATTCAGTTAGAATTGAAGAAATTAGAAAGCAAAAACCAAAAGAAAAACCCGCTAATTAAAAACTAGCGGGTTTTTTATTGCTAAAAATTTTTTGGTTTGACAATTGGCTACTATAATGCTATAATGGTACCAATTAATAATCTACCTTTATAGGTTGGCCAAGGAGCATCTATGGCAGGAAAAACATTTAACGTTAACCTAAGTGTTAACGACGATGGCGGTACGCTAAAAAAGCGTAACGAGGAAGCAAAAGAATTAAATAGAAATCTTACTCGTGCTGCGGATTTAGCACAAAAAGCACTTAAGCCCGCTGCAGGCTATCAAGCCAAGGGTGAGGGCACAGAGTATAATCGTGGACGCGGGTCTATGGGTGCAACTGGAGCAAGTGCACGAGATTTTGCAAACCAAGCACAGGGTCTTGGTGGATTGGTTCGCGTATACGCAACAGTTGCTGCTAACTTATTTGCCGTTTCAGCCGCTTTTAATGCTCTAAAAGAGGCTGCTAATACTACAAATATGATTAAAGGCTTAGATCAGCTAGGTGCTTCTAGTGGTGTGGCCCTAGGCTCATTAGCTCAAAGGTTAGTGCAGGCAACAGATAATGCAATTAGTTTACGAGAAGCAGTATCTACTGTTGCAAAAGCAAGTTCAGCAGGTTTAACTAGCAAACAAATTTTAGAAGTAGGTCAGTATGCTAAGGTAGCGTCACAAGCTCTCGGCTTAGACATGACCGATGCAATTAGCAGACTTACTCGCGGTATCACTAAGCTAGAACCTGAATTGTTAGACGAACTTGGTTTATTTACTAAAATTGGTAAAGCTACAGAAGACTATGCTCTTAAAATTGGTAAAACCGCAAGTAGCTTAACAGATTTTGAGCGCCGCCAAGCTTTTGCAAATGCTGTACTAGCTGAGGCAAGGGATAAATTTAGTAAAATACAACTAGATGCAAATCCTTATCAAAGACTAGAAGCCAGTATAAGAAATCTTGCCACAGCTGGTTTGGAATTAATAAATAAATTTTTAGTCCCATTAGTAGACTTATTATCAAGTAACACTGGTGTACTGACTATGGCTTTAGGGCTGGTAGCAGCAAAACTAACTACAATGGCAATACCTGCGCTTGTAGGTTGGAGAAGTGAGCTTACAAAAGCCGCAATGACCGCCAAGGAAAAGGCAAAAGAAATTAATGAAGCTTTTGGAGCAAAGTTTACTGAAAAAACTTCTTTAAAACTAAATATTCCACAACTAGAGCAGAACTTAAATTCAGCTAAAGCCAAAGTTAAAAAAGCCACAGAAGATTTGCTAAAATACCAGCAGGATAATAATTTACGTGTTACCAAAACAATTAGTGCTGCTGGTGCTGGTACTTTTGGACAGGATCCAAAAGATATTGAACGAACTCAGGCACAAATGCGTGGTTTATTTAAGCAAAATACAGTTGAGTCATTGGAATATAGAGAGAAGCTAAAGGCATTGACTGAAGCTACTAAAGAAGCTACTAAAGAACAAAATTTACTAACTAAAGCATATTCGCAACAAGACGATCAAGCCAGAAAACTAAGTGTTGGTGAATGGATACGTAATAGAATTAGCATGAATGCTGGTGCACGTGCTGAGAGACTTAGTATATTATCACAAGTAGGTGCTAACACAGAAGCAGGTGGTTTTATTTACGCAATGTCCAAACTCAATGAAGAAGTCAGAAAATCAACAGATATGGGCCCTATCAACAAATTTAGAACAAGATTTGTTGGAACCATGGCAGCCGCAGCAACTTCTGCAGGAATGGTAATAAGTGCTATGGGATCTGTTGGAATGGCTATTGGTGTACTTGTAGGCGTAGCAGCTGTTCTAAAAGCACAATTTAGTAAGAATGCTAAAGAACAAGAAATATTTAGTACAGCTGTTAAAGCTAGTAATGAAGCCGTTAAAACTAGCATAAGAACATTAGATAACTATCGGGATGCTATTACTACTGCATCGTTAATGGCACGTGGTAATGTTTTTAAAGAACTAGCAGCTAATATAGATGAGGTAACTATTTCTTTTGAGCGTGCAGAGAAAAAAGCCGGCTGGATAGATACATTATTTGAAGGCATACTTACAATAACACCTGGTGTTAAAAGTGCATTTCAAGACTTAGCAGCTACAGTTGGTGCAAATTTAGCACAACAGTTAGCAAATGTACCCGAAGGTCCTGCCAGAGAAGCGATCAAGCAAAAATTAACTAGCATACTTGCTACGCAAGATCTAACAGAAACTGGAATTGAAAAAGCAATTAAAAAGGCAGGCAGAACCGGTGCACCAAAATTAGCCCAAAATGCAGCAACAGTATTTTTAGAACAAAGAAATGCTGTTGTAAAAACCGGAGAAGATGCCCAGCGTTTTGCAGAAAGTATGAAGCAGGCCACAACAGAAGCCGATAAACTAATACAAAGCTTAGCAAATACTGAACCAGCTGTTAAATTTGGAGAAAGTCTAGTCAAACTCGGTGTAGACTTTAAACTAGCAGCACAAGATGCAAAAAATAGTATAGCTGCAATAAAAGAAGCACTTAAAGATCCTAAGTCGCTAGCTTTAGTAGATCCAGAGGCTATTGTTCAGTTAAAGAAAATGGCTCAGGGCCTACCTGAAGTTGAAGCTGCCCTAACTCGTGGCGAGCAAAAAATACTTGAAGCAAAAGTAGAAGTCGACAGGCTACAAGCATTAGTTGATAAAATTAATGTACGTGCCCGTGGAACTAGTACAGCAGAATATACCCAACAATTAACTGCTGCAAAAGCTCTAGAAGATAAGGCCAGAGAAGATGTGGCCGGTACTAGAATTAAAATGCAGGAAATGCAAAATGAAATTGTTCGTATTGGAAATAGAAGTATTGAAGCTGGATATAAATTAATACAAGGTGCGGCTAGTAGGGCTATGCGTCAGGGAGTAATTGACCTGCAGAAAAATTTATTGCAAGGTTTAACTGGTCCGGAAATAGTTACTGCGCAAGCTAATTTAGAGCGAGAAAGTATTAAGCTTAGACGCGAAGAATTAAGTGAAACCGCAAAACTCATCGAAACAATGATCAAAAATAACACTCTAGCAGAAGCTAGACTGGCTTTTGATCAGGCTCTAGATTTAAGAAAAACAGCTGAAGCTCGCGGTGGTGCTACCGAAACTGAGAATCTGTTGATAACTCAGTTGATGAAGCGTGCGGAAGAACTGCAAACAATTGGTGGGTTGGGAAGATTGGCTACTCGTAGCGATGGTTCAAAAATGACTGCTCAAAACATAGAACCACAAGCAGCTGCAGCCTTACTGCAGCTTGAGAGCAGTAGGCGTGGTCAAGCTGCTAAAAACGTGCAGTTAAATATTCAGTCAGCACAAGTAGATCAAAACGAATTCATACAAGGTCAAGAACAGATTCGCATTAGAGATAATGAGCGTATAGCAGCACTATCAAAACAAAAAGATCTGGAAATGCAGCTTATCGAGCTAAAGTTAAGTGCTAGAGATATTTTAAGCGACACCGAAATTACACAGCGTCAGTTACTACAAAATCAGCAATTAGAAAGAACTCAAACAGCCGCAACAAAAGTGTTGCGTGACGAAATTGCTGGTATAAGCGATAGAATCGCAGTAATAGAAAAAGATGGAATTACTAAAGCGACCATAGATACATGGAATGCTTTACAAAGACAAAAGACCGTTAAAGAAGGCTATTTAAAAGATTTAGACAAGCAACAATCACTTGAGCGCGCGATATTAGCAGAGCAGCAACGCCAAGCAGAAGTATCAAATTACTATGCCAGAGTTAGAAATATTTTAGAGTCTCAGTATAATTTAAAAGACTTGCAGTTGGATCAAGATCAACAACTACTAAAAGGTCAACAGGATTTATTGGGTATAAGAGCACAGTTAACTGGTATTACTGATGACGAACAAAGAAAGCAACAACTAGCTCTGGAATCTCAGGCAGCTCTACAAGAAAGAGAGCGTGCACGATTTAATGCTAATAGACAATATCAGATACAGCTACAAACTTTGGCAGAAAAATTAGCCAAAGGAGGATATACTGAAAGCGCGCTTCAAGACTATATACGTGATTCAAAAGCGTTAACGGAAGGACTAAATACTCAACTAGATACTATTGACTTAGTAAATGAAGGCAGACAAAAAGCCATAGAGTTGCAAAGCGAACTAACAAGCAGAGTGCAATCATACGATCAAATATTTAGAAATGCTTTTAGCGGAATGGCAGACGCAATAGTAGATTTCGCAAGAACAGGCAAGCTAAGTTTTAGCAATATGATAGAGAGTATGATAGCTAGCTTAATTAAGTTTGAGCTTCAGCAACAAATGCTAATGGCCTATCAAACAGCCGGCGGTTCTGCAGGCATAATTAGAGCTGTAGGAGCTATGTTTGGTTTTGGTGCTGCTAATGGTGCTGTGTTTGGTCAAGGCGGTGACTTTAAGTTTTCTCGTGGAGCTGGATTTGAAAGTGGAGTAGAAAAATTTGCTAAAGGCGGAATGTTTACTAACAAAATAGTAACAGAGCCAACTTTATTTAAGTTCTCTAAGGGAACTGGCATGATGGGTGAAGCGGGGCCCGAAGCAATTATGCCATTAACAAGAGATAAAGACGGCAGCCTTGGAGTTAGTGCAACTCTTGGATTAAGAGATATGCAGGCATCAAAATCTCCAAATGTTGAAGTGGTTGTAAATAATTATAGTGGTGAAAAAGCCGAAACTATGGAAACTGTTGATAGTAAGGGCAATCGTAAGATTGAGGTAGTAATTGGCGAAATGGTTGCAAGTGAAGTTGGTCGTAAAAACAGCCCAATGCAACAGTCAATTAATGCAAACTTTACCACTAGACCAACACTTACAAGGAGATAATTATGCCCATACCTAGTTGGCCAACAACAAATAATTTTCCACAAGTACCACAAAAAGGATTTACTGAATCAGTTGGGATCAATATTATAAGATCTCAAACTGATTCAGGTCCGGCTAAGCAGCGTTTTCGAAGCAAGCGCCCTAGTACTATGCAGCTTAGTTTTATTATGACGACTTCGGAAACAGAAACACTAGAAACTTTTGTCAAAGACACTATACGCGGAACCAAGCGATTTAATTTTCCGCATCCTAGACTTTGGAATTATTCTACTAATCCTGCTACACCAATTAATGTAGAAGTACGAATTGTTCCACAACAAGACGGAGAGTTTTATAAGCTGCAGTACTTAGCTCCGGGGTATTGGCAAACAAGTTTAACTTTTGAAATATTACCATGAGTAGATTATCTAGTTTAAGTCCACAAGCTATAAAAGCAATGTTTTCGTCAGAAACAGACGAACATCTTATAACGCTTCTAACAATTCAAGATCCATCGCAGCCTAATTCACCAATTAGGCTGGCAGATAGCTATACTCAAAGATTAACTAGTCTTACTACTGACGAAGAAGTTATATACGGAGTAGTAAGTCGTGGACAAAACTATATTTTTCTACCACTAGAAATTACTCTTCCAAGTGAAGAGGATTCTGGCGTTGGACGCTGCAGCATTACCCTTAACTACGTAACGCCAGAGGCTATAAAGTTAGTTAGAGAAAATCTTACAAATCCTACAAGAGTATTATTAGAGTTAATTTTAGCTAGTAATACTAATTATGTAGAGGCATCTTTTCCAGGATTTTATGTAGTTAATGCTACCTATAATGCTGAAAGTATATCTTTACAGCTTGATATGATTGATTATTCACGTGAACCATTTCCGTGTTATAATTTTACACCAAACTATTTTCCAGGATTATTCTAATGAATTTTGATAAGTACATTGGTTTACCATACCAGGAAAATGGTAGAACAGAGTCTGGTGTGGACTGTTGGGGGTTGGCTAGACTAATTTATGATAGAGAGCTTGGTATTAAATTACCCGACTATAGTGATTTGTATACTGGTAGTTGGGACGAGCAAGTTACCAAACTAATAAATTATCACAAGGATAGCTGGCACCAGGTAGAAATGCCTACTGTTGGCGACTTGTGTTTATTTAACATTTACGGCGAGCCTGCGCACATTGGTGTGTATTGCGGCCAAAATAAATTTATACACAGTCGTGACGGCAAAGATACTGTTGTAGAATCTCTAAGCAGTATTGCTTGGAAAAAACGTTTTCAAGGATACTTTAGATACAGTGCTAGTAGTGTTCAACTAACTGGTGCACCACACCCACTCCGCATAAGTAGTGTTACAGAGTGGACTGTTGCAGGAACCACTGTTGCAAATTTAGTTGATTTTTTAACTAAAAAATACAATGTTGGCAAGTATTTAAGCAGCAGAATAGTTATAATGATTGATGGCGTTCCAATTGCGCGAGATAATTGGGACACGACAGTACTAAAAGAAGGACAGCAGGTAAGCTATAGAACAGTAGCACAAGGCAGAAATGCTGTTAGAATGCTACTAATTGTAGCTGTAATGATTGTAGCACCACAACTAGCTGGTATGGCAGAATTTGCTTATATGGGTACAGCTGGTGCTACTTATGCAACTTCTGCCGCAGTTTATTATGCAACCTACGCAGCAGCTCTAGCAGCGGGAATGGCATTAGTCAATGTTATTGCACCAATACGCATGCCTACTATGAAAGATCCTGGCCAGCCTAATCAGATGGCCCTTTTTAATGGTTCAGCAAATCAAGCTAACCGTTTAGGAGCTATTCCGGTTGTATTGGGTCGTGTCAGATTTAGTGGATTACTTGGCGCTACTCCATATATAGAAACACAAACTAATACCAATACGCTAAATCTATTAATTATTTGGGGATTTGGCCCACTAGATGTGCAGGATATTTGTGTTGGTGCTAATAATTTAAAAGACTATTATTTTGCTGATCTAGGCGAGGATGCGGACAAGCAAGTAGTAACATTACCTGGAAGTTTAACGGAAACAGCTCAGCATGCTGTACCATTTAATAACTTGTATCCAACAGACGTAGAACAAATAATGTCTCAACAAGGTGAGTTGGTAAATAATACCACAGACGGCAATCCTTGGCGTGAGATTACATTTGAGCAGCAGGGTACTGGTGTAGATATTGCTTTTAATTTTCCAGAAGGCTTACGAAAGATTAAAGCTAAGGGGGACGGTGCTGGTGAAGTATCGGAAGCAACAGCTACTTTTGAGATACAAGTAGCAAAGGTAGGTGATCCATTTCAACAGACTGCCCCTTGGAACCCAGGGGGTACAGGCACAACACCTAATACTAACGCGGTAGCTTTTATACGCGACTTGACTGCGCCAAGTGCAGTGGGCGATGAGCTCGTTAGTTTTGCCTCGCTGTATAGATGGCATGTTATTTGCATAGGACCTGGCAGCGTAATAACAGAATTTTCAGGAGCAGTTACCGATAATTTAAATAGTGAGCCAAGTCAGTCTTTGAGAGACTATTATCAAAGCACAGGATTAGGAAGCTTACTTGGTATCGATAATACTGCAACAAGAATACCACAAATTCCTCCAGGATATACAAAGCTTTACACTATTTGTTTACAAAGCGGAGTGGGATTTATAAATCAACCAGACAGAATTATTAACCACTTAAGTGCGTTGGCTGGTGGTTACACTGGACTAAACTTTACTTTTGAAAATAAAGGATTGTCCGACTATGAGGGTGGTCAAATATTTGCTGGCATTGTTACTGTACAAGTAAGTGGCGGATTACTGTATCAAAATGCGCCAACTACATCAGGGTTGAGCAATACCAGTATATTTAAAACTAGTTTAGCAACAGTAGCTGGATCTACTAAGCCAGGTGATTATAGTCGCTGGGACCAATTCCTAAAAGATAATTATGTTTGGGTGGGTACTGGTACTACAATGGACACTACTGTAACAGTAACCTTACCAAAGTCAGGCATATATACATTTACAGCAAGTGTAGACGATACCGCCACTATTAAATTAGGCACTACAACAGTACTCAATTTGCCAAAAGATAGTTGGGGTAGCACAACAACAACTTATGAGTATTTTGAAGCTGGCAGCTATCCGCTTAATATTAAAGCAACAGATACTGGTGGCAACAAAGGAGTAGCTTTAGAAATAACTTACAGCGAAAGCGAAAATGTTGCACTAGGCCCACAAACTATTGTTACATTAGGTAATAGATTATTTGTAAAGCGTAAAGATCCTTTTAACTGGGTCTATAGAGTACGTGGCCTAGACTTGGCAAGGTATAAGCTACGTGTTCGCAGAGTAGATGTTCAACCAGACGAAACTGAAGATAGCGAGTATAGAACCTACAATAGAGTTACAATAACTTCTGCAACTAGTTTTAATAGTTTTGAACCTCCGCTGAAGAAACTGCCTAGAGGTAATTTAGCCAGAACAGCTATTAAAGTACAGAGTACAAGTAAAGCTAATGGCCAAATAGATGGCGTAAATGCACTGGTAAGCACTATATTTCTAGATTGGAATAGAAATACTCAAGACTGGATATATGGCCAAACCAACAATCCAGCCAGCCTATTTGTGTATATACTAACTCATCCAGCCAATGCATACAGAGTAGCTACATGGGGTACTGCAACCTTTGCCCAAGACGTGCAGGCAAACATAGATTTAGCAAAAATACAAGAGTGGCATGAATTTTGTAATCCAATTAATCCGACACCAAATAATCCTAAACTTAGCTACAATGCAGTAATTACTGGTACACAGAGTATAATGGATACGCTTCGTGATATTTGTGCAGCTGGAAAAGCAAGTCCAATTTACATAGATGGCAAGTGGAGCGTGGTTATAGATAAACCAAGAACCCATGTTGTGCAGCACTTTACTCCACACAATAGCTGGGGATTTGAGGCTACTAAAAATTTGCCTAAATTGCCACACGCTTTTCGAGTAACCATACAAGACGAAGAAAATAGCTATCAACCAAAAGAAGTATATGCATATAATTATGGATATAGTAAATATGGTAACGAGCCTGGCAAATTGGCTGCCGAAATATTTGAAGAACTGCAGTTACCAGGAGTAACTAATATTGATCAGGCAAGACATCTTGCACAGTGGCACTTAGCACAGTTAAAACTTCGTCCAGAAACTTATACAATAAATACTGATTTTGAATATTTAGTTTGTAATCGCGGAGACTTGGTCAAAGTTACACATGACGTGCCGCTGTGGGGCACCGCAAGTGGTAGAATCAGAAGTGTTAATTACACTACAAAAACTATACAGTTAACGGAACAAGTATCTTTACAAACCGCAAAAACTTATAGAATATTGGTACGTAATAATAATATTACTGCAATGTCCGGTAGTGGCAGTGTGTATAAAACACTAGTACCAGTAGTGGCTAATGGATACTATGATACAATTACAGTTCAAGAAAGTATTACTAGCCAAGAGCTAGAAGTTGACAATTTATTTATGTTGGGCGAAATAAATAAAGAAACACAAGAACTGGTAGTATTATCTATAGAGCCAACAACAAATACTTCTGCACGTATAACACTAACTGACTATAGTCCACAAATTTATACTGCAAATTTAAACAATGAACTGCTCTTTGATGCCAACACTACGCTACCTTCTACAGGCATTGTAGACAGT